TGCTCGCATCGTTTTGTTGACTGTTTCCTGGCGTTTGGTAACTTCCTGCTGCATCTTTACTCTGAAAGACTGCATTGCCTCCTGGAACTTCCTGGCCTGCTCCGGATCTTGCTTAATCGCATCAACGGCTTTCTGTGGATCATCCTGCCCGGTTATCGTTTTGGCCATATCAGCCACTTTCTCTGCGGATTTTTCCGCATCGTCTCCAGCAATCCACCCAGCTACATCGGGAGCTACTTCAACAAGCCCTTTTACTGCATCCAATATTAAACTCGCGGCCATTTATACCTCCGCTATTTTCTTCAATGTTTTAAACAAATACTTCATCCCCCGCTTCTCATATTGCGGGTATACATACTTACCATTTTTATCTCTGATCCAGAGCAAAACGGTATTATTTGCGTGGTTGTGTCCAAGAGGTCTTAGGTCCAGGTGTAACATTACCCACTTTTTGCCTTGATAGTGTGTATCCAAATAAAGACCTATCCCGCCCCATAGCTGGCTAGACAATGCAATCTGCCATGCGTCTGCAGGGCAACCCTTGGGGAAGCCATCTATTGCCCTTGATTTAAATTTATCATTGCTGAAATGTTCGCTGCTTTTATCATCACGAGCCAAGGCACCTGGTACCGGAGAAGGGAAAAACGCCCTGCCGAGCAAATACCGATAGTCCTGCAAGCTATACATAAGCTGCGGATCTGCGTGTTTATTCGGATCTTCCGGAAACTCGTGTGGTTGAAAATCCGGGATTTTGGCCCAGTTGATCATATTAACCCCAAACCGTTAAAACCACCGGTGGCACAGCAACATTTGCAACCAGCAATATAGCGATAACTCCGTAATAAAGCCTTTCTATTTTTTTAAATCTATTATCACACTTTTCATACCGTTTCTTGCAGTGTTCTTTGCGATTATCCACATCATCTTGCCTGTTGTCCTCAATGCTTCGTGTGCGCTCATCTATTGCAAATAAATAATCAATCATTATATTAAGTTTGCTATCTTGATCTTGATCTTTCAGTGTCGATTTATCTATACCATTTTGCATCTGATCAGCCATCGCATTTTTCTCCGGTATATTTTTAGCCCGGCCCGGGGACCGTGACCGGGCTTGTTAGGGAGTGGGGGGTTTACTTCAGGACAACTTCAATAGCAGCACTTGAACCGCCACTTATGCTGGCACCCTTACCCGCATATCCAAACAACACTCCGTTTGTGCTGTCTTTGTTCAACACCGGACTGGCGGCAGAATCATAATAAATCTCGTCTCCTTCATTCACTGCATTGCTGCCAGCATCGTCCGAAGCGTCGACGGTCAACTCATAAGATCCGGTTCTATCAATCATCACTTCGTCATCACTATTGGAATCAGTCAAAGCCACACCGGTTAAGGAACCTACAGCAACCGGATTTCCAGCAACAGCACCGGAAAAGTTGACTTCTACATGGTCTGCACTCGGCAATATTTTATTGGTAGCCATACTACTATACCTCCATAAATTTTTATTTGTTTTGGCCGGACCATTAAGCCCGGCCTATTCAGTTATTGTTTATGCACCGGGGTTCTTGAAGAATCCGCGCCAATCCATTACACCAACGCCCAGGTCATGCCTTACTTTGTATCCGATAGCATCCCGCTCAAACATGGTCTCTTGTTCGGTGTAAGGAGCTTCCCTGCCATCAAGGTATGCAACTTCGATGGTGTCCACCTGGTTCGGGTCTGCTACCAGGTACCAACTGTCGGTGCTGTCATTGTCCAGCCTGGGTTCAGCAATCGGGGTCAACCTATTGGCCCAAGGATTATAAACGCCGCTGGACTTTTGGTCCTGGGGAAGTGCAGTTGATCTGAGCAATACCTCGGCATCAGTTTCTTGGGCTACCGGAACGAGCAAAAAGTTGGGCTGCAGATCCAAGATTGCACCATTGGGACCGGTCTGTTTCCGCATGGCTGCCCTTGCTGATTGCAGTGCCGCAGTGTCTACATGGCTCAAGTCCGAACCTTCCAGATTGTTATGTGCCGAAGAAAACAATGCGTTACTATCGCTCATGGTCGGGTTGCTTGTCAGCTTACCATATACAAGGTCGGCCTCTTTCCGCCTGGCCGCTGCACCCATCAATTGAGGCAGTCTAGCAAAAGCCCTAAGATCATCATTTACGATCATTTGCCGAGTCAGATATACAATCTTTCCATAACTGCCAACACTGTAGGATTCCTGCCTGTCGCTCATTTCCCCGGATTTATATTCACCATGCTCGTTGACCAATTCCAGATCCGGTGCCTCGCTCAAGCTGACTCCGTAAATAGTTTTGAAGTCACTTGCGCTTACTACATTCACCCAGGGTCTCCAAGTAGCAGGAGCTTCTTGATATGCTTTCATCAAAGCCTTGTTGGCAACATCCAGGAATATGGAAGAAAAGTCATCAGTAGAAAATCCACCAGATGCAGATTGTCTCAATACTTCCCTTGCCACTTGATCCCTGGATGTCAAAGCCCTGGTGTCCGTGCCGTTCCTTTCCAGGCATTGCCGAGCAATATTTTCAATCGAAGCTGCCTTGAAAGATTCAAACCCTTCTGCAGGTTGCTCATTCCGAACACCAATACGGTGAGCCAGACCATCAACCACCGCTGACCTGAATTTTTCCTGGTCATCTCTGCCCATTTGTATTCTGCCAGCACCCACCGGAGGATTGCTTTCTTTCATCTTGGCAAGAATGCGTTGTCTTGCCTGGTCTTCGCTACAATCATCCTTTATCAAGGTTTCCGCAAATCCCTGGTCCAAACCGGCAATTTCAACATCTTTCTTGATATTGTCGGCCCTTTCCCGCTCGGCCTTGATTGCATCCCTGGCTATCTGTCCCGGATCTTTGTCACCGGTATTTCCAAGATCATTGTTTTCCGGTGCAGTCTTCTGGTCCAAAGCGGCCTGTATTTGCTCGCGTTCCTCCTTGGATTCCACATTATTCAAATCCACGCTGGCCAAAAAGTCCCACGCATCTTTGTCGGTGGCCTCTTTGGACAACCCCAATCTTTCCAACAATGCTCTCAAATTCTTAGGCATATTTGTTACCTCCATATTGTTTTGGTTATATATATAAGCTGCATTTCTTACTGTTTCCGGTGCATTTTCAAAAATAGACATATCAAACCTGTCCAGGCTTGCATTTACGCTTGTTCCGCTCACCGTATCTATCAATCCATAGTTGGTAGCCTCCTGCGGAGTAAACCAAGTCTCTGCCTGCATAAGTTTCAATATTTCGTTTTTATCTTTCCCGGACTTGGCAACGTAAGCATCGGCAAAAACGTTGCTGATTTTATCCAAAAGCTCTGCTTCCTTCCTAAGTTCTTCCGCATCTCCGGCCATCATGCTCCAAGGATTGTGAATCATCATAAACGAAGCATCGGCCATATCTATCGAATCACCGGAAACAGCTATCAAGGAAGCAGAAGATGCAGCCAAAGCATCCACACGGACGCTTACTTCCGCTTGGTGATTCTTGAGAAAATTGAATATTGCCATTCCCTCAAAAACATCACCCCCAGGGCTGTTTATATACACATTGATTTTTTTCGTATTTTGCGGAACCTGGTAAAGCAAATCCTGGGCTTCTATAAAAGGGAACCCTATAACATCATAAAGATATACATTGGCCTCCTGCTCATTCGCAGCCGCAACACGAAAATTCACATCTTGCCCTTTTTCCGCGGGTCTTAATTTTGCGAACCTCTTGTTTTCGCCTTTAATTTTCATATTTTCTCCTTCTTGCCATTGACTTTCACATACTGCCCAGCGATCTTCTTCATCGGGAAACTCCCGAATCATTACATCATCGCCCATTCACCTTTGAATAAACTCCTCATAGGATTCATTTTCACTCGGAGTTGGCAGTGGCATTTTCAGCCTCTACTTTGTCGTTAATCGGAAAGCCGTCTTTTTCTTCCTGTTGTAGATCCTCAATTACTTCTTCATAATCAGTGCCGCGCTCCATGCAAACCTTATGTCTGGAATTGAGACCATTTTTAATATCTCTTTCCGCAGCCTTGCTGTCCTTGTCAGGATCTACCCAGGGCCATCCCGGTGTCTGCCAAACAACAGACATATTTTCCGGTAGTGCCTCTACACGTGCCAACCTGTTCATTTTCCACAAATGATCCCAAGCTTTTTGATGAAACAGTCTAATCATCAATCTTTGCTGAACTTGGTATCCTCGCCTTTCTTCCAAAGAAGCGGATCTTGCACTTGCATAACTTGCGTCTGTATAATCATTGGAGTAAGCTTCATAGCTCATTCCTACCCCTGTCGAAGCTCCTCTAAGTACATTCTTAGTAAAAGGCTCATAGGTACTGCCTGGCCTTTCATTAGAAGCTTGCTTAATATCCATACCCGGAGGCAAAGGCTGTATTTTTCCAGGTTCCAAGTAGTCCGGCAGACCTTCGGCAGTCTGTTGAGCTCCATCTCCACCTATTGGTGAAAAATCTCCGCTATACTGTTCAGGGTCTGGAGTTGTCACAAAAATACCAAAAGCTGCAGCCAATCTTGCGGCTATTCGTTCAGCTTGTTGATACTCGGAAAAATCCCGCATTTCCATAATCAAAGCAGTAAGCCAGGGAACCCCTCTGTTTTGGGAGGCACGTTCCCGCACGAATAAATGATCCATAACTTCTGCAGGATATCGCCTTGACCCGCTCCAACTTAACCAAGTCGCATCACCTGGATGTTCGGGAAAAAGCCAATAAGCAACCGATTCGCCTTTGGGGTTGTACTCAATTCCTTGTTTAATAACGTTATTCCCATTCGGCCCTGTCCGGGAAGTGTCCAAATGGTCACACTCAAGCAGTTCTATATTTAGAGGTATTTCCCCATTTTCCAGTAGATCATCGTCATAAAAATAGTGGACAAATATTTCTCCGTCTTGCCACAAATGCCGCAAGGTAAGATTTTCTTTTTCTCGAAAATTTACTGCTTTTTCCCACCGCTTAAACACATTCTCTGCCCTTCTATTAACACTAACTCTCAAATTGCCGTCTCGACCTCTGTATTTGACCTGGGGAGAAAAACCTTTATATATAACATTGTTATTTATTTTTCGGAGTGCGCCTGATACATGGCTGGAATCCCTGACCAATGCCCTAGATCTAGCCCTGATTAAATGATGATCAGTTTTTATAATTTCATCTGCGGATTTGTTGGAGGGCAACCATGCTTGATTCGGTCCTGACTTGGTAGCAGCAGAATAAGTCGCCAGCGCTTTCCTTGAGCGTACATATTGCATTGCCGCCCTGGGAGCTACAGAGCCAATTATTGAAGCACAAAAACTAGTCCAACGATCATACAATTTGCTCAAATTAATTGCCTCCAAAGATAACGCCGGAACCGGGAACCCGGCCATTATTTTTTACTATTTGTATTCTACGTTCTAATCTTTCCTTGTCTTCCAACAAGCGATAGTATTTGGCCTGTTCTTGACTGCGCCCAGAAGCATCCGAAGCGGATTGACCAGCGTTTCTGATCCTTTTGATTGCAGCGTTAACTTCGGCAAGTTCTTCTTGTAATTCTGATAATGTAGACATGGAGGCATTATAGCCCCTACATAGGAAGATGCAATGTGACATGTCGCAAATTACGACACGTCACATAAAACTAAAGGCTTTGGATGGACTTTATTGTCTTGTCAATCGTGGACAGAGGACACTTTATATTGATGCACTTCTGGTATCTTATTCGCGAATCTCCGCACCAAGGTTTTGTATCTGTAACTTTTAGTTTCTCCCCGCACCACGGACAAAACGCGCCACTTTTTGCAAAATAGTCAATACCGTTTTCAGCCTGTCTGATACTATCTGCTAGTTTCTTTTGTGTCTCTTGCATATTACCTCGCAAAAGGGTTTGTGCCTTGAGTATATGGATTAACTGATTGTTTATTGTTATTTTTGTTATTTTGATTTTTGGGCTTCCTGTACAACTGCAACCCACCACCAGGCCATTCCGGATCAACAAGCGCGTGTGCTATAACCTCACAGTCCAACAAGTGGTTGTCTTGTCCTACCTGTACCCACTGCTCGTTGCCCTTGCGATCAATCTGTTTTTCTTCGGCCCGAATCTGCTTAGCATAATCTTCCCCAACTTCGCCATGTAGATAAGCGGACTGCGGCATCCCGGTTTCGGTGGCTTGATACAGCCGATAGTGATACAAGTCTTTAAGCTTATCCGTATCCAGGGAAATGATCTGCAACCCACCCGGAATAGGTTTGCCACTGGGAGCCCTATCAAGCGGAGAACCGGCCTTGATCTTGCCGGTCAATGCTGTACTTGACCCTTTAGTCGCCCACACACGGCAGCCCCTACCAACTCCGTTTTGCCTGATCCACCAATACACTTCCTCGGTCATTGACATGCCTTCCTCGAACTGGCCGCCACCTGTGTCAATGCCTGCCCTCCAAATGGGATATGTCCTATCATTAGATTGACTTGGATACGCAGTATTGAACAACAATTCCTCCACATCCTCCCAGGCAGCCAGAAACCCATAGTCAATAAGCCAACTTGTAAAATCCTGCGCCCAGGCCCGGACAACGTACCAAAAGCCATACTTCTGATTGTCGATTCCCGCGGTCAATGCAACCGCATCATCAGGCACGGTCTGCGGCGGCAAGTCCACCCTTGCTTTGAGTATTGCCGATTCGCTTGCTTCAACTGTGACCTGTTTCCAGGGTTCGGCCAGGGAACTGTTACAAAAACCTTGGATCTGTTGGTAGTCGCCGGAATTAATGGCTTCCACCCATTCGCTGACAAGATTCTCCAGTCTGCCACCAGGAAAGAGTGAATATATCCGGTTAACATGGAATCCCACCTTGCGTTCCTTGCCGTTGGGCTCTGACCTGGGAACCATCTTGCCTTGTTGTACTGCCTGGTTTTTCTCAACGGTTGTCCACAGGCAACCACACTCACCACACTGATACCGGGCTTCCTCGATCTGTTCGCGGGTAGCTCCCCGGCCACCGTCCCAGACAACGCCGCCAATGTCGTGATAGGTGCCATCCTCTGCCCGGTACTGACCATCAACAAGTCCGGACGCATACTGCAAAGACCAGCGCAAGGGTTGGAATTGTCCGCAGTGAGGGCAGGGAACGTGCCAGTCATAGATTATGTCGCAACTATTAAGCTCTTTGTTAATCCGGCCTGTATCCAGGGTTGGAGTGCTAAGAAGCATTATTAAACGATTAGCAAAAGTGTTTGTGCGCTCACGTGCGAGCCCAATTGCATCACCCTCGTTTGTAGTTACGCTGTATCCATCCTTGTCTATCTCGTCACAGCACACGATTCGGAAAGGCCTAGAGGCCAAACGAGCAACGGAACTAGCCCATCCCAGGGTCAGCCTCGCACCATTTACAAAACTAAGATCATCTTTAATCCAGTAGTCCTTGTCAGGTAAATGTTGCAATTCCGGGGAGTCTTTAAACATAGGCTGGATTCGCTGACGGGACATTTCTTTGATTGCCGTGTCCTCGTCAGCCAAAACAAGCATAATGCTGGACGGGTCCTGATCTATGAAAAACCCCAGGATATTCAACATTGCGTCTGTACCGCCAATCTGTGCAGATTTACAGAGCACTATTGTTTCAACCTGGGGATCATTTACAGCATCCATTATCGGTATCAAAAACGGTACCATACTGGATTGGTAGGGTCCTCGGACTGCAGCATTAGTAAGTACCCTTTTCTTTTCGGCCCATTGTGTTACCGTGAGTTTTTCCTTGGGTTTGGCTGCCAATACTTCCTGTTCTGACCAGATCATTTCTTGTTGCTCCCGGATTTGGTCTTTTTGCCTGTTTGCTTAGACTTGCTCTGCTTCTTCTGCGCCGGACAAAACTTTCCCCTTCTAGTCACTCGGTCAAACATACCCCAAACAAAATCATATATAATCTTGCGCATCTCGGATTGTGTCTTGCCCTCCAAAAGCGGAGGCAAAGCAGTCTCCAAATTAAAGCAAGCGTTTTTAAACTCCAGCATCCGATTTGACCATTCCTTATAAACTTCTTCCTTGCTGATCAGTTCTCCTGATAGCTGTTCATTTTTCATCTTCTCGTTGCGGTACTTTTCCCACTGCGTGAGCCGTTTCGCTTCATTAAGAGATTCGTCACCGGAGTTCTGTTCAACTCTATCCGCAGCGATGTTCTCAAACCACCAGTCAAAAACCTCTTTCAAGTTCCATCGCCCTCGCTTTACTTGTGGACAACCGGCCTTGTGCCATTGCGATACAGTTTTTCGGCTCACCTCAAAGAACTTGGTCAAGTCATCTGTCGTTACAATCAGTTCCATAATGTCACTAGCTGTCGTTTAAGCCTGCGCGAGTAACACGCAATCTACTTTTCCTAGTTTTTCTTCGGTTCGTTTCCCTGCACAAAAATTGATTACTAGTCTCCAAAATTTTCCGGTGAAGATATTTGGCAAAAATGGCAACTTCTAAACTCCTGTTTGACGGTAGTTATTTGTTACTTGTTACCCCTTAAAGTAAGGCTATAAGCGCGCAAAAGTTGCGTATTGGCAACCCGTGTTATTTAAAACTCCAGAAAGGACCCGTTTACCGCATGTTACTTTGTGTCACTAATACGTTTTGACAAACAATAAGCCGACCACACTCTGGACAATTAGTTGGAATTTCCATGCTTACATCCAAATCTAATTTCCAACCACAAGAACAAATAATGCAATCACAATCCCTTTGATCCTCCTCTTCCTTGTCCTGCCTTGGCGGTCTCGACCTATCCACATCTTCTAAGGGTTTATAGCTCTTATCCCATGGGGTGGTTCTTCTATAGTAACCGCCTTTTTCTTCTTTTTCTTTGCTTGTAAAAAATAAATTAAAAATGCTTACACAAATGCCAACTCCAGCAACCAATCCTGTCATAAAATATATGATATTTTCTAAACTCATTTCCCATCCCCCTGGTTTAATCTTTTCAAATATTGTATCTCCCGATCCTGTCTCTCAACCAACTCCCACAACGTCCCCAACTCCTGTTTCAACTTGCGATTTTCCTGCTGCAAATCCTGGATCTCGGCTTTGATGTATTCCTTGCTGTTGATGCGGTCTGCGGGTATGTCGTTCATCAATCCTCCAACTCAAAGACTTCAACTATAGTTCTTGGATTATGCTTATCCCGATAAACTCGACTGCCATCCCAACTTCTTATTTGACTATCATTTTTATAAACCAAACCTTCCAGGCAATCCCCCACAGACTCAAGCACACCTGACAAATCCGGCATAACCCCTTTGATATATGCAGTCACCCGCACACCTATTGGCTTTTCAGTTGGCAACTTAGGATCTGCCATTACTGCACTTTTGATAGTTTGTCTTACTTCCTCTTCCCATTCCTGATAAGCCTTGCTTGGAATAATTATCGCTTTGCGAGGTTTTTTCTTACCCCCAACAATAGTCGCAGTTTTGCTGTTTTTCTTACTACGAACTGAGCCGGGTAGTCCTATTTCAAAGAATTTAAACATAGCCAACCCCATCACATACTCGACAAGTTATCCATGAATCTGTCTCCGGCATAAAAGTTTGACCAATTCCATGACATTTCTTGCATTTTTCAGCCCCTTTCCTACCCTCAACAGCCCCCTGCTTCGCTTTCTCATCCATCACATCCCCGCTGCTCTCCCATTCCTCGTTGTCAGGGTCTTGGTCACTCTCTACAAAACAGCTTTCGTCAACAATCACACAACCTCCATCATCTTCTAATCTTGTTTCCCTAAACTCTTTATATTTATTGGCTTTTCTTATATCTTCGTCTGCACTCTCACCTTTCAAACCTGCTCGCATCCGGTATTTAATTTCATTTCCAAAACAATACGCTTCAAAAGCTTTCTCACCATAAGCCTTAATCAAAACAATCTCAATTATGTCGATAACTTCAAGCGGAAACTCAGTATAATGCACCGGGTGATTTACTTTATCTGTCATTTATTCCTCCTTTACAAACTGACCATTTATAATCTGGCCCTTACGTCCTTGTATTTGCTCTAAAGCATATTCCAAGCATTGTTCTATCTTTAAATCCTGCATTTCAGCTTGCAATATCAGCGTGACCATCGTATCCCCAATACCGTCTTTGATTTCGTTCCAATCCTCAACTTGAACAGCTTCTGCCAACTCGTTTGCTTCTTCCAGGGTTTTGTCTGCCTGTGCAGAGGTAGTTCCTTTTTCAATTATCCCCTTGTCGTATCCCCACTTAATTACTTCATTTATTAAAGTTTGCATTCACACCCCCCGTGGTAATTTATAATTCCTTGGCACCAGCAAGTTTTGACAATTTAAACCAACAAAATGTGACCGCTATCCCCACAGGCAACACCAAGATAAAAGTGATTATCGCCGTAGCTATATACAAAATGTCTCTTGCTGTTAGTTGCATTTTTGGCCTCACATTTAAACTTTATTTTTTGCCCGATCTAACCCTCGGCTTCTTCTTCAGCTTCTAAATTTGAAGCTTTCTTCCTTTGCCATCCATGCCCTGTTGGACAATTTGGATTAGTTCCAAGCCTAAAATTCCAAAGCGAACATTTAGTATTGTCGCAATCTTTTATCATCTGACTGCTGCCACCCATGCAAACCCTGCATTCCTTGCGTATCGTTTTAACTGAGATCCGACCCTTGCTTTCCGGCAACCTATACCGATAAAAAATACACTCACTGTCTTTATTGCCTTGGTCTGGATTCAACAATTTATAACCTCCACAATCTCTAACCTCTTGTGCTGTCCCCGCACATTCCAAACAGTATTTTCTAACTGCCTGTCTTGGTGTCATTCTTAACCTCCTGTTTTCTGTTCTCCGGATGAATACACTCTGTCGACCCTGACCGCTTAGCCCCACACCAATATCCGCTCTTGTGCCAATGCAGGGCCAGGCAATCTAACTCTTTACATCTTTTTAGCGGTACATCTTCAAATTTCATCACAACTCACACTCCAAAACTGCCGGTGTGCTTATTGACTTGCAAAAGTCCGCTGGAAGCTCAAAATAAATATTAATTGCTTCCAAAGCCACATTCGCCCAATATTGAGCTTCTGCAAATGTTTTGTAAGAACCAAAACGATAGGTTTTGTTTTGCCTAGTAAACCTAACTTGGTAAGTTTTATCTCTTTTGTTCCAGGTTATTCCCTTGGGTTTCTTATTTTTATTTAATGCTTGTTCATTCCAAGTTGCCCATCGGCAATTACTAGGCTCATAGTTTCCATCATTATTTATTCGATCAATCGTCATTCCTTCAGGCCGTTCTCCCATATCAGCATAGAAATTTTCAAAATCCATCCATCTATTGCAAACAGTAATACCTCTTCCTCCATATCTGGGATAACTTTTTCTATTAGGATTAAAACAACGCATTATCATGCTTTTCCAAGTGCTATAAATAAACGTATTTTCCATATTGTGTTTGGTTTGTGCTTTTTTTGCTTGATCTTTTTGGTAACATCCACAACTTTTTGTTCTACCTTTTTTTAATGAAGTGCTTATCGTATTTATAATATTGCCACAATCACACTTGCATTGCCACAAAACTGCCCCACGTTTTGTATTGCCATTTTCTTTTAAAACAACTAATCGACCAAAACGTTGATTTACAAGGTTGTATTTTTTCATGCTAATCCTCCTTCAAATTCTTTCTCGCTTCGTACTGTGTCTTGCCATCCTCCTCGAAGTTTTTGCCAACATAAATCGCACCTATAGTTAACGCAGGGCGTTCCGCAGGTAGCACATTTGCGTTTATATCCGGATTGCGGCTTAGTTCTCTCCATTTGCCTAATATGTTCTTCTGTTTCCTGTTTTGATACTTTTCTCTGCGATTCTCTAATGCACTGCTTACACTGACTTTTAAGCCGTGTTTTATCTTTAGATAGCCAAAATTCATTCCGGTCTTTATACTGTTCGCATTTTTGACAATAATGCAGACCCTTTTTACAAAAGTCTGAACAATATTCCTGTTGCTTGTGCTGTTGTTTAAAATATCTGCCACAGTTTAAACATCGAATCCGACCCAACTTTTGCTGTTTATTAGGCTTTTTACCCAAACAATGGCTACAAATGAGCTTTCGATAACCAGCTTCGCTAATATCAAAATGATCTATAGGTTTTGATTTCCGGCATTTCTTACAAGTTATATATCGCATCTATTCCTCCTGGTTTATTACACACACAATTCCAAAATGTTCAGCGATCTTTGCTAGAAAGGGGCCTCATCCACCCCCTCCGCTTCGCTCGGAAAAGCCGGTCCCATGTTGTCGTCCGGCATGTTGTCTTGGGGCTCGGTCTGGCCCTGCCTTTGGTTGTCACCCTGCTTGCCCTGCCCCACCTGAAACTCTAAATTCTGTACTACAAACTCGGTTGTGTACCGATTGTTGCCGTTTTGATCCTGCCATTTGCGCTCTTGTAGTTCTGCTGTGACAACTACCGGCTTACCTTTGGTCAGGTATTGCACCAAATTCTCGCGCTTCCAGAGTACGCATTTTATAAACTCGGTGCGCTTGTAATCTCCATATCCGGTTTCAACTGCCAGGGTAAAATTGCTGACAGGTGTCCCGGATTGGGTATAACGCTGGGTGCAATCTGCTGTTAATCTCCCGCTAAAATGACAAATATTCAAAATTACCTCCATGCTTCTTTTCTAATAATATGACCTATCATTCCTTTACTAACGTTATATTTATAAGCCAATTCAGAATAACTATTTTTATTTATACAATGTGATTTTCTTATATTTAGCACATCATTAAATGTTAATTTTTGAGAAATACTTTTTCCTCTTTTACTTTTGGATATATTATATTTTGTTTTCTTAGACCTCTTCTTTCCTGTATGATGATAAATTGTATGTTTGTTGTGTAACATTAATTCCAAATTTTCAATTTTATTATTAAAAGAGTTACCATCTATATGATGTACAATTTCATCTTTTTCAAGTTCCCTACCTAAATACTTTTCCATTTCAAACCTATGTTCGTCTTTCCAACCACTTTCAGTCTTTATTAAAATTCTTTGTCGTTGTTTATGCAGTCTTTTAAACCCTATTGGCTTTTCAGTTTTCTGTTTTCTTGTTTTCCTGCTACATAACCAACATTTCCATTCTCCATATGTTTTTTCTGTCTTTTGTATATCATGTGGATTTCTTAAAAATATCTTTTTACATCTAGGACAAGTAACTTCTATTTTTTTGCTTGGCATATTTACCCCCTTCCCAATCTTCCCACCAATAAAACTCTGTTGTATGTCCCTGCCATACTACCTCCCCTCCGGTCTTTTTGTTAAGCTATCCTTAACATTGTTAGGCCCTTCAGGCATTTTTACACCTTCCAATCTAAAAGCATCAATCAATTTAGATTGCCAAAAACAAAAACTACCCTTCTCCTTCTCAACCAACTCAGGCTTTGTAGCAAATCCATACCACTCTTTTTCTCCAATTGGCATTTTTGCCACCCATTGTATTTCCTCTTTTAGACACTCCCAGGGAATGTCGTCCCGCCAGTCGTGGAGGTCGAGATCCGTTAGATGTTCAGTTCCTGCACCTAACAAAGAACACCCTGTCTTAGTCCACCAAAATGGTTTGTATCCATTATCTTCATAATCCCAGATAGCTCCATGAATAGGATACCAACCACAACCATCAGTTGCATAAATCCTGACCGGCGTGCCGTCCTTGGTTTGCGTTACGTCTTCTATTCTCATACTCCCTCCAATCCCCGGTACGGGGGCGTTATCACTGTTTGTCAGGGTTATTTTTCTAAAATGGTGCTACTGACTGTTTCTTATTTTGCTGAATTTCTTGCTGATCTTTTTCTGTAAGCTCTAAAAATATTCCCGAATCTCGAACAAATTTTAACCTTGCTTCGCCAAGCTGCCCTACTTCTTTAAACCGAATCTTCTGCACATAAATATCTACCATGTCCTTTTTCTGATCCTCGCGGTGAACACAAATTCCGTTATCTGTTTTGTTGTACCAATGTGCTGAGTTGCCATATATGCCAGGCTTCCCGTTGCGCCTTACAAGATATGCTCCTGTCGGAACTGTCAGGCAGTATACCTTGCCGTCGTAATGGTATTTCGTTAGGTGCCGATAGCTTGAGAAGCCTTGTCTCTTCCTGCTTTCACTCCCTACGTTAACTTGGTACTGAGGATTATGGTTTTCCTGTGAGCGCGTTTTTGACGATATCGTTGCCATCCTTCCACACTCGATACTCAACCTTTGGACATCATCGGCAAGCTGTGGAGACGTTGTTGAATATCTATATGTATCAGGCCCATTCTTTGACCCATCGGTCTCGATCAAGGCCCATAAAAGCACTTTTTTCAGCCGAGATGACAAACTCCATACAAAGTTTGGTATTTTTTTATTTTTCGACCCGACCCCACATTCTTCCGGAATCCACTTGCACAAATCTCTATTTTGCTTAACGCCTATATAGGCCTTCCATCCGTTAATATATCCACCTGTCCCTGGCTGGCCTATTGCCTCTGTATAGTGTATCCCTGCCTTTTTCATCACCTCTCTCATCTTTTTTTGCAATCTTCCAACACCTTGGCAAATTCCTATCCCCTTTGAGACACGATTAAACCAACCTTCTGCAATATACCATCCTATAAATTGCATCATAAGCTCTGCATCATAATCGCCTATCACTCGAATATCATCTCCCCCCGTAAACGGACAGCTCCAGGGCATTTCAAGGCGCCCTATTGCGTGTCGTGCCTCAGTAAAATTCCAAGCGTCCCTGTCATATTTGAATGGCCTGCCATGCCCACTATTCACGGGTGTGTGTTGAGTTCCCCAAATCGGTTTAACAAGCATCCGGTGATGGGGGGTTACTAATGCATCAAACCTAGACCCTTTGTAATGATACATTTCCCCAGTGTAATTATACTCCCAAATCTTCTCGGGCTTCATGTATGATAGAGTGTCTGTCTTTGGGTCAAAGCACGCGACATAATCATCAAGGCCGATGTCACTATGCAATTTCCATCCTTGCAACGTCATCACCTCGGTATCTTCCGAATGGCAGCCCGAAATATCGTATAGTCGCGGCACAGGGTATGATCCATCATCATTTTTTCGAAGTTTTGTTGGGTGAGCGACTATCCAGACATGAACATTATTCAACCTGGCAAACCTGCGTATTTTTCCTAAAGACCGAGAAACAAATTCAGTCTCGGTTAGATCGGTAGGCCTGTGATATTCAAGTTCGTTCCAGGGATCTAAAACAACACCTTGAACATTATACCTGGACACAGCCGCTTGCATTACATCCAAAATACTGTCTAAGGACATTTGTTCTTCTGGCAATTCAGTAAAAAAGAAATTTTTGCTCATTTCTTGTATTGCCTTATCTCTTTCTTCTTCAGACATCCTTGTCTCGGTAGGAGTTGTGCGAGCAAAAGGTTTGCAAGTAATCTTTTCAAGTATTCCGCTTATATGTCTTTGAATAGGCCAATTTTCCGGAGAGCAATAAGCAATTTTCCAACCATGAGATTGATTTAGATTTACAGTTAAAGCGTCTAACCACGTTGATTTTCCAGATCCCGGAGTTCCTGTAACTACTGTCATTTCACAGCCACGAACAGTATATAACTCATTTATTGAATCCCAACCGGTACTAACTCCTGGCTGCAATCCCTTGTCATAAAGCTCTGCAACTGCATTATAAACATCATTAGCTGTAAATAAGCCATCAATCGGATAAGGTTGTGCATTTTTGTAAATCTCTTTTAACTTGTCAGGTCCATGCTTAATCAACACATCGTTCGGATCTTTGCAGTTAAGTGGATAATCAATGCGATAACAAACACTTTTTCCCAATTTTTCAGCCAATTTTTGTTCCAAAAACTTTCCCGGCTCATCATTGTCAACTGCCAAAACAAAATACTTGTATTTGTCAATCAAACCGTCTTGTAAAAAAGACAGCTTATTTTCCAGATTCTTTGCCGTTGGACTGGGCGCACCATCCGGAACGCTCGCCACGTTTTCGATATGCGCCTCAATAAAAGACAAGGCGTCAATTTCGCCCTCTGTGATAATTAAATAATCGGAGCCAATCTTTTTCGCATTGTCATAATTGAAAAAGCAGGACATGGGGTTTTTAGACTGCCACATCCTTTTGTCATGTGTACGATATTTGACTGCTACGATCTCATTATTTTTATACCTGGGAAAAGTGATTACTCGCTTTTCTTTGCAAAATCCAATATTGCCTTTATTTAAAGTTCGCTGACTAATGCCTCTGTTGGCAAAAAATTGGATTACACCCTTGGTCAACTCACTTGGATTGTATTCGGGCTTTTCATAGGTATTTTCTTTTTGTTTTAAACCACCAGACCAACCGCAATGGTGACAATACCATGTGCCCTCATCCACGTTTACCGAAAGATCCTTTTCGTTTTGATGTTCCGGCTTGCGGTGCGGTGTACATTCCGGACAAATAGCTCGCACCTCGCCGGTAGCATCTGCGGGTATTTCTATTTTGTGATCTTTAAATTCCATATTGCACCTAATAATATGCAGAAGGTGTATTCTGCGGCTTATTATTGTTTTTGTAATATTGTGAAAGCAAATTAGTGAACTTCATTTCTCCGTTGTTTCCTGGCCTTCGTAATGAACAAAGAGACCTGACTTGCTTACTCCAAAAATCATCGTGAATAGCCCAATTAAGAGCAGGACGAATATCCGCGTCCAAATCATATCCGTCTAAACGTGTAAGTTTTTCTAGGGTCTCGGCTCCATCTCTTACCTTTTTGTCTGTAACTTTAACCAACTTTTCGCCAAGCTGCTCTTGTTGGTATTCAAGAAATTTTTGGGATACGTCCAAAAAAGTTGACGGGATATTTTTTTCATTCTTAGCATTCTTACATTCTTGTTTGTGGTTAGCTGCTGGTGAGCTGCTGGTTAGCTGCTGGTTAGCTGCTGGTTGCTCTGTTGGTTGATTGCGTGCTTGTTCTTGTTGATAAGTTTCCCAATTTACTATAGAAATTATTGTAAATTTGTTGGTTGGTTTCGTGGTTAAATTTTGAAGTTTTTTTAATTTTTTTAAACATGTTCTGACCTGTTGCTCGGACATACCTAATTCGTTGGCCGCTTGCTTACGTCCAAAGACAAACTGACCTGGCTTCAATTCCACCATTTGATAACCAATCATCTGCTTTTTGGTTTTATGGCTAGCTTTCATTAAGCACCAACACCAAAAAGCCCACAACTGATGATTCTGTAACAACCCCGATTCTAGGCTTTTTCTCCAAAGTTTAACCCATCCGTCCATAAAAACCTTAAATTATTTATAATAATCTTTGTGTGTTAAAAAAAGAATTAATTTTGCCAAGGATTCAGACATTTTGCCTGTTTTCCTAACATAATGATAATGAGGCCGTGTTATTCCTAAATATTTTGCAGCTTCAGTATGATTGCCAAATTTTTCATACAGAACTTGAAAATGTTTTTTATTAATCTGTTCTTTCAACATATTTACCCCAAGGCTGTCAGATTTTCTTACACTTGTCAAGCGAAAAAATAGTATCTTTTGTTTTGCTTGACATTTTTCTTTTGTTCCTGCATACTACCTCCATCAATTCGGTTTATAGGTTTTTTAATTCAGCCCCGGCCCTACACCAATTAGGCCGGGGTTTTTCTTTGTAATTGTTTAACATATAAATATGCTGGACTTGTTGAATTACATCCTGACCAATTCAAACATTGCTCAACTGCCAAACGAAAACAGACAGCTTCATCAAAGTCTTTAAATGATCCCAATTTATATTTTTTGTTGTTCAATCCAATTGCTACTCTCCATCTTTTATCTCTTTCATGCCATGTTACACCCTTTACTCCAGACGTATTATTGTTTTGATTCCCTTTGTTTCGTAAATTGCATTGAAAAGAAACCTCACGTAAATTATTTAATTTATTGTTTGTCTTATCCTTGTCTATATGATCGATAAAATTTTCTGGCAGGTATCCGTAATTCATTAACCATATTATTCTATGGATATAAAATTGTTTCCCATATAGTTTTAGCCTTAAATGTCCACAACTATTTAAGTATCCCGCTTTACATCCTGCCCGTATTTTTTTTGAAAAGTTTATACGCCAAAAAAGAAAACCGGTACTTTGGTCATATTTGAATAATCTATTAACTTTTTCATATGTAAGTTTGAAATCTTTATCTTTACTCATCTATCACCTCCTCTCTTTAATCTGCCTCCACACCCTGTCCTCCAGGGTGTAAATCTTTTCCCCCACCGCGAAATATAAGGGCCTTTCGTCACACTTCCGCGCAGCCCTAACGATAGCGCACAACTCCGGGTACTCCTCGTACCCTGCAATGCCACCTCTCCAATGGTGGGTTGGGTAGTGGTATTTGTAGAGTGGTTGGGCTTCCATCCTACCACCTCTGACCCTGTTCTTTGCGCCTCATTTTATCCATTACACTTTTATCTATTTCCAAAATTGCGTCCTCTTTTTCATCCAAAACCTTACCCAAGATTGGTTCGGCTTTTCTTTCGCATCCTGGACAATACTCGAAATTAGGTTCAAAAACTGTATTGCAAAATTCGCATCGCATCCTACCACCTCCTAGCCACCCGCCTTGCCAGGCGTTTGTCCTGGTGGCGGTGGAGTAGTCGTTTTAGCGTGTAGATTATTTTCATATTTAACCTTTTGCTACTTCCTTGAACCTCGTATAATAAGCGTTTTCAGCCTACCACTTGTTTTAGTATCCCGGACACCCCGCCACTTCTGCCCGGTCCCGGCACCGCATCGTAACACGGTGCCACTCCATGATTCGCCCCCGGCCAAGGAAGTAATACCGGGGACACCGCCTGCGGAAAGGAGAAGCCGAAACCGCAACGGTGGGTCCATCCTTTATAGCTCCAGGGATGGTGGGAGACCAAAGAAGTAATCAATCCTTGCCATTGTTCATCAAAAGTTTTTCCAGGCTTAATCCTAAACCTTGACTGTATTTAACAGCAGCCTGGTGTCCTATCTTACGCCCCCCAGACAAATGAGCATAAACAGTCCGGACGGAAACGCCAGACATATCTGCCACTTGTTTTGGAGTAAGTTTGTATTGGTCGATGTGTCGCTTTAAAATATTCATGTTTAAAGCATAAGCGAACACAAGTGCATTGTCAATAATAAAATCGATAATAGTTTAATCAAAATTTTATGCACTTTAGTTCTTGACATCCACACAATCTTTGTTATATTGGACTCATCAAATCAACACAACCCCCGGAGAAACCTCAGGAGAGGGACGCTAATCATCCGGGGAGGCGATTTGAGTAGAATCTGGCTTGGCCGGGGAGACGGCAGGCCGGAGTGGGGGAAAAATTTAAAAGGAGGCAAGCATGGCAGAACAAACCAAAACTTTTGAGACAGGCCAAACTTATTATGCAAGGTTTATCAGCGATTACGACAAAATTATTAAAGGCACAGTAGTTAAGAGGACGCCTAAAACAATTAACTTGCAACTGGGACATGGAGCAGCGGCTGTTAAAAGGCGCATAAAAGTGATGGACGGCGTTGAATATGTGATGCCTTTAGGTAATTACAGCATGGCTCCAATGATGGAAGCAGACAAAGTTATTAAAGAATAACACCCCGCAGGGAGGTTTTTATGGAAAAGGGATGTTTTAATTGTAGATATTGGAGCGAGTTGGTTGCTCAATGTATTGAATGTGGGCCACTTGA